CTTTCCTTCGAGCACGGACACCAGAGGTATTGGGTCGCCCGCACCGTAGACAGACCGTCCTCTGAATACGCGGCCTTTGAGATTGTGCTCGTACGGCAGCACGCCGTCGATACCCTCAAGATGGTCGCATAGTTTTTTCAGGATGGTCAGACGTTTAGAGTCAGCCATTAGAAAGCCTCGCAAATTGACGATGGAACTCTGCCGCCACGTCATCCCCTATCTGTGGACGTAACTCTTCAATCACGCCAGCAAATACCTGGTCTACGGACGGCCCGTAGAGTAATGCTACCTTGTTCGGTACCAGCCACGCTTTGTGGCTCGTCCGTTTGTTCGCCAGCTGCTCGCCGGGTTTCAACCGCACAGCAAGCCCGACGTTGAAGTTATCTTCGGACAGACTGGCACCGCGCTTTAAGCGAACAAGAAAGGCGTTTTTCAGATAGGTGGTGCGACCTTTCTGCACTCGAACAGAAACGCCGTCAGACCGTTTGCTCCCCGGGATCGGATTTCCTGTGACGAACCGTGCGAGGCTTGTCGCGCGCTTACGTCCCGTGATGACTGATTCGAGGTTGGAGTCTGAGGCGAGCTTAGTGACTTTCAGGCGGTCAGCATTGAGGTAGCCGGAAGGGAAGGCTATCTCGTCCAGCATCTGCCGTTTGATGGCAGTCATGCCTTTGCCTTTGGTGACACCGTTAATCGCCAGGCGCATCGCGCGAGCAGTCAGCTCCGGCATCGTTTCGAGATACCGCTGTAGCTCTTTCGACCCCGCCGTGACGATTGATACGGTCATTCGTCGTCCCTTGCCACCATCCACTTCTCTTCGAGTGGGCCAACATGCTTTTCACGGGTATCGAGGGTCAGACGTGTTTCATTCATGCCCTCGTCCGTAATGACGACCACCCCGCCACGCATCACTTCGATGCCCAGCTTGGATAACTCGGAGCGGTCAAAGATAACTCTTTCAATGCCGTCGATAACGTTCGCGTAGCCTGACTGGTCATAGTCGCCGAGCATGACAAGGCGGTTATGCCAGCGCACGCTCACGGGCACGGGGGCATTGAGAGTGCCATCCTTGTAGGTAGCACTGTACGAAAAGGCGGCGTGAACCGCCTTTCGTGCTTTAGCTTTTATCTGAGCCAGGCGCGGCATTAGATGTCGTCGTCTGCAGAAGCGTCTTTGCCAGCTGTTGCTGACTTAGCGCCTTTGTCGTTTTTGGCTGACTTAGCGTCTTTGCCTGCATCAGTGCCGCCAGTCCCGGCATTGGTTTGAGTAGGTTCATCGGTGATACCCTGTTCTTTCTTGAACTGGGCGATCGCCGCGGCTACTGCTTCGTCGCGCTCTGCGTCCAGCTCGGCCTGAGTTTTGGTAACAAGCTGGTCGTTACCGGTTGCGCCGTTATCGATCTTAGCGACGGCATCTGGGTTCAGCCCGGTAATCTGATCCAGCTCGGCTTTGGTGAAATCGAAAGGCTTACCGACTTCCGGGATCACACGCTTACCTTCACGCCACAGGGCTACGGTCTGAACTACTTTACGAATAGGCATGGCTATTGCTCCTGAAAATTTTAAAAAGCCTGACCGAAGCCAGGCGTTTTGTTCTGTCCGTTAGGACGCTGGCATAACCGTCAGCAGGAAGGTCGCGTTAGGATCACGCGGCACCATCAGTGGTGCGCCCTGCGACATGAGGTATTCCACGCTTGGGTCTTCGTTTTCCCACATTTTAGGGAAGTATTCAAGCGATTGCCAACCGGCGGCTTTATCCAGTACCGCGCCGTAGCAACGAACACCGTCAACGGCCTGTGATACGCCCAGCACTTTGTTCTGCGGCATCAGGTACTGCGACTGGTTTTCGTCGTCGCGGTACTTCTGGGTGTTGACGTAGATGTCCATCGCGCCCGCGCCATTCAGACCAGCGATACGGCCCATGTACTCCACGCCTTCCAGACCATCCCACAGGCGGGTTACGCTGGTGGTAGAGCCGCCGATATTGCGATCCATCAGGCCATTCTGTCCCCAGAGCAGGTCTTTGTTCACTTTGGCGAACTGAGCCCACGCATCGCCGCCGAAGATGAAGGTGGTGATGACCGCACCAGTGACAGACTTCTCGTTCGCCAGCTTGCGCATACGAGTCAGGTCTTCAAAGGTAGATTCCGGCGTGGTCGCCGCGTCAGTCCAGTTAACGGTACCGGTCAGGGCAGGGTCACGGCCAAAGTCCACACGGGTCTTCGGATAGTTCTCACCTTCCACGTCCACATAGCCGTTGAGCAGGGCTTGAGCCGCCATCCACTCCCAGGTGTTTTCGTGCATCGCGCGGTGCTTCTGCAGCAGGAACGCGATGACCGCATTGCGGCGCTGTTCGATTGTCAGCGAGCCAGTGCCCAGTGCTTCACCAGGTTGGCGCGGGATAATCATGTTAGGGTCGATGACGTGCTTAGGCTTGATGTAAGCCGGTTTGAACGCCACAGCGTTGTAGCCTTCTTCGCGGATCACTTTACCCTGCGCGGTTGGCGCGACGAACGGCGCTACGCGGGTCAGGTCAGTCGACACTTTGTCGAAGGCGATCTTGTCTTCCTGGAAGTTAATCTGAGTGGTGAACCACTGCAGGAAGAACGCCGGAAGGCGCTTAAACTTACGCTGTACCTGTAACAGCTGATAAGTAGTGTAAAGTCCAGCCATTCTGTTTCTCCTTAGTACAGCGTGGTGATCTGGATGTTAGTGCGAGCAAAAGCGGCTTTCTTCGCGGCTAACGTGGTCACACTTGAAGGCCACACCAGTGCGTCTGGGTTGAATACCCCGCCGCTATAGTATGGAGCGTACGTACCGACAACGCCGGCTTCGTTGGCGATGCCCAGTGCCAGCTCTGAACCGTCAGTACCGGCTGGATCCCACGGCACAAGTTTGCCGAGGTTAGCGCCGGAGGTCGGGCGAGCGATGACCTGGTATTTAGCGAAGGCAATGCCTACCGGCTCACCATCGGTCACGATATCGGCTTCACCAGAAAAAATCTGGGTTGGTGCCCATGAGCCGAGGTCTTCATTGCCGGCCAGCAAGTTAGGCAGGCTGGTAGCTGCCATCAGAAGTGCGAGCATGTCTCGGCTCCTTATTTCTGGTCAAAGGTGTAGCCGGTAGCCGTAGTGAAATCGGCCATCAGCGCGTTCTCTCCGTCCTTCTCAGCATCCTGAGACGGCGGAGCATCGTCAACACCGACCTGCGGGTGCTTGTCTTTGTTCATGGCGTCCATAAACAGAGGGTTGCCCTTCGTGTCGGCTTTCGGATCTTGTGGCTGCTCTACGGGAGCAGTTGGTGCTACGGCCTGAGCTGGGCCAGCGGCCATCAGGGTAGCTTCGGCGTCAGCCACAGACATTTCGGTATTGAATGCCAGGTGGTTAGCCAGATTAGGGTTGGCCTTGCCAGCTTCGCAGTTAAGGATGCCAGCCATGCGCTCACGTTCTGCAGACTTAGCCGCTGATACAGCGTTCGGATCCGGCTGCTGCGTAGTTGCTTGTTCTTCAGGTTTCATCAAAGTTGCCTCTTTGCTTGAGCCGGATGGCCCGGTAACGAACGAGTTTACTGCCTGTGTCGGCGTGGCAATCTCGTCAATCAGGTTTAATGCCAACGCTTCTTCTGCGTTGTACGTGCGTGCCTCGGTGTCTCTGACTGCCTGCTCGTCCAATCCGCGGTTTCTGGCGACCAGCGAGACGAACTTGTCACGGGTCATATCCACGTCGGCCTGGATGTCAGCTCGCACTTCTTCACTGAGCTGTTCGAACGGGTTGCCATCTGCTTTGTGAGCGCCCGCGGTAATCAGGGTAATCTTAACACCAAAATCGTCAAGAAGTTTAGACACATCGGCGTGCATTGAGATGACGCCAATACTACCTGCGCCGCCGCTAGGCGTCACGGAAATTTTATCCGCGCTGCTCGCAAACGCGTATGCCGCTGAATAGCAGTTGGAGTCCACTACCGCCAGGGTAGGTTTCTCGCCTCGCATCTCGAACGATTCATCGGACAGCTCGAAGCAGCCTGCCGCCTCGCCGCCGTTACTGTTTACATCATAGATGATTCGCTCGACGTCTGGGTCAGCCATCGCTTCGGCGCGCATACGGCGGATATAATTATACCCGGTCATCTCGCCGTAGTAGTACCCGCCATAACGGTTAATGAGCGAACCGTGTACCGGGATGATCGCGGTGCCGTCAGAAAACGCGAAATTCTTCCCGCGCGTACTGCTCGGATAGCCGTAGGTTTGGCAAAGCGTGTCCCGCATGTTAGTCAGCATTTCCTCGTCCATATCTTCGGCGAAGCCTTCTGCTGACATCATGCGGTGCGCTGAATTTACGATAGTGCCCACTGCCGTAGGCTCAATCATGACAGGTGCCATCTGCATACGAGACAGCGCCTGCTGGATTGCCATCTGTGCCATCTTACTCATTGGTGTTGTCCCCATTGTCCGTGTTATCTGCTCCGCCGCCAGCGCTGGTGCCGTCAGCAGTATCAGGCTTCGCTGGTTGACCCGTGAAGTCCAGTTTCTTCTCTTTGATGATGCCTTCTTCCTCGGCACGCTGGTCAAACACTTCACGCCAGTCGCCGCCCAGACGCGCAATCTCGATTTCGTACGTAGACAGCCCGTTCTTGATTCGCAGGATAGCAGCTTCGGTTTCTTTCTTCTCGTCAATTTGACCGCGGCTCGCGCCAATCCACTCGGCCGACGTCAGCGCATCTTTGACAAGCCCGCCAGGTTTGTAGAACTCGTCTGCGCTCATGCCGGGTGGCATTGAGATGTTGCCTGCCGCGATTTCCTCTTCCAGCCACAGCGCGTAGACGGAAGATGCGAAGCGGTCAGCCACGATCTTTTTGCGGCTGTTCATGTACTTCCACGTCTCACCCATTGACGCGCGCGCACTGGAATAGTTCGTCTTCGTGTAGTCACGGCTGAACTGTTCGTAGGACAGGCCGAGGGACGCCGCGATGTTGCGCAGCAGCGACTCTTCATAGTCGGTACCGACGCCACCGGGTGTGCCCATCGGCTGCATTTTCAGTTTGGTGCCCGGGAAGAGATGCGGGATGCGGGCACCATCGATCTGAATGTTCTTCGAGGCTCCGGCGTATTCCATCAGCGACTGCATGTAGCCGTTCATCACCTGCGCGAATGTCGCCTGGCCCATGCCCATCTGCGAGTACACAACCTCGGAC